AGTTCACTACTCCATCTAAACTGACCCATTTCTTTATCTCTGGGGTATATGGGTTTTAGTGGCATATCTTTATCCTTTTATCTTCAAATCTTTTATATATTGTATTTAGCGGCATTATTCTATATCATTTAACCGTTGCACCCTGTTGCACCCTGTTGCACCCTGAAACTTCCTGGGTGCAACACTTTTTCGCTATTACAGATACCTACAATGCCGTTTTCACTGTTTGGTAGCACGGTTGCACCCTGGAACTACTTTTTTCAACTCTACTACAGAATATTTTTTCTAAAAATATTTTTTTCTTTATTCTGTATTTGCTTTTTTTCTAATTCAGGGTGCAACCGTGCTACCAACCCTGCAAACCCAGCAACGACGTGGAAAAACCGTTGCACCCTGGATTGCAGGGTGCACCCTGCTTACTCCTCTTCAGTGTCCAATCTAGTATCAAACACCAGATTGTCCTCATGTATCAGTTCATGATTAACTGGAACATCTCCAGTATAAGTGATATTACTTACAAGATTCCAGTCAAAACCGTGATCACGCCAGGCACCTGCTGCTTTTGGACGCAACACAGTACATTGCTTTTTAACAGTGAGTTTTACACTGCGTATATCAATCTTATGTCTAGCACGTTCCACTTCTATCTTATTCTGGCTGCTGATTTCATCCAGTTTAGTCTGGATAGTTTTATCACTGATTTCCCTACCCTCCATGTGGCGCAGTAGTTCTTTAATAACAAATATTGGCACACAGCCACCCTGTTCCAGCACAGGCTGAATAAGTTTCTTCCAGATTTTTTCAATGCTGCTTTCCTGTTTGGCTAGAAAATACTGATAATCTGCTCCGTGTAGCGGCTTTAGTACAAAGTCTTCTGTAACTTGTGGATGCCTAAATTCCAGCAGTTTGAACCATTTTGCAATAATAGTTCTATTCAGTAGATAACTGCTAACAATAAGTTCAGCAGCTTCTTTGCTTTCCTCTACACTCATTACCTGTTCATAATCCTGTTTATAGTGCAAACGTATGCTTTCCAGAAAAGTAATGTTTGTGCGCATAATGCTAAAACGCCTATCTACACCGCCCTCAAGTCCTGCAGGAGTTAGTTTAAAAGGCAAATCGTTATTGAACCAAGCACTGCTATGTGTTTTCTCACCCTCGTACTGATCCTTACCCTTGGGTTCAAAAATCATAGTTTCTGCTCCAGCCAGTTGCTTAACTACTTCCAGAGGAATTTCTTTACTGTTCTGGTCATCAAAGAACACAATCAGTTTGCCCAGCATAATAGCGTTAAAGTTGCTGTTCAGTGTTTTGCTGTTAGCTTTACCACTTAACATGGCTGGTAGCATAAGCCTAATGATAGCCTGTATAATACCCTTACCGTTTCCGCCCACATGTCCTACAATAACTATATCAGGAGTAGTCACAGCCTTTTTATAGTTTTTAATTTTGTGTAGAATCCATTGTTCAATATGATCCTGATTCTCCTGCTTGCCACCACTTAAACTATACATTAGCCAGTCAAAGTACTTAAGGTCTGGATCAGCCGGATTAAACTCTGCGGGGAATTTATTAATAAAGTGTTGCTCCATGTGCGTAATAGGCAAATACACCTGATTGTTTTTCCAGCGGCTGGGATCAATACTGTATCTGCTCATATGGAATGTGCGTCCTGCATCGTTAAACAAATCTTTAATTCTGTGTGGGGGTAAATGCCAAGTTTTCAAATTCAATTCACTGGCAAGTAGTTCTTGAAATCTAGCAGGCTCAAGTCTTCTCAACTGCACATTCTGTTTGTCTGGTATACTGCTGTATTCTCTAATAAATGTAAATTCCTGATCCTCAATCACATATGCTGCACTCTGATCTTTATCAATCCAGTCTGTCATAACCTTATGCAATGCCGCCTGTGTTTTTTCTTCATTCTCATCTTCACGTGTTCTGTTCAGTGCTTTTAAATCCTGATCCAGTTCAGCAAGTTTTTCTGTTGTTCGTATAATTTGCTGTTTTTGTTCTGCAATTAATTTAGGTTTGTTGCTAACTGTTTCTATATTGAGTTTTTCAAGTTCCCTGAGTTTTTTCTTTTCTTCAGCCAATAACAACTTAGTAGCTGTAATCTTTTGTTGAATGCCCTTCTTTATTTCATCCAGTTGTTCCACTGGATCCATTTCAAATACCGTTTCTTTTTGTGACATAATGTCTCCTTTATTCAGCATATTGCTGTGCAAGTCTAATCAATAGACTTCTATGTGCGTCCTTATCTTCTGTACTATTTGTAATGCCTGTTACAATAGCCAACTGTTCAGACGCACGAGTAATACCCACATAACGCAAGTTACGGATAGTATCATCTTTCCAAAAACTATCTAAAAATAAAACTCTATCCCATTGCCCGCCCTGACTGTTATGAACAGTTAGTGCGTAGGCATAATCAATTCGTGCTTCTTCTGCTGAGGATTTATCACCCATAATTTTATCAACGCACACAACAATGTCCTCATGATCCGTGCCAGTTTCATCTGTAAAATCAATAATCATAAGATTATCTTTGGGATCGTAATCATGTATTTTTGTAATTGTGGCAGTGACATTCTTTGGCAAATAAACATATCTAACTGTGCGATTGTCTACTTCATGTTCGTGTTTTACAGCATCTGTAAAAATAATTTTATCGCCCTCTACTGGTCTTTTTACAAAACGTTTGCCTGCTCTCTGAGCTCGTTCTTTACGCATGATAATGTTAGTTAACTGACGAACTCTATGGTAGGGAGTTAAAATAATATCACAATCCATCATCAGTCCCAACAATTGCCTCTCAGTGATATCACTTGCGTGGACACTTAAATTGTCGCCCATAGCCATTGGCACAGGTATATCGCCCCGACCTTTAAAAATGCTGCTTTGAATAACTTCTACAAAAGTTTTTAAATCACCTGCTTGCCTATGATTTTTTGGTAATGTTTTTACTTCATCTTGATACTGATGCCAAAATCTAAAATAGGGCCTGATATCATCATCAAGTTTGTCACGATCTTCAATAGGTGGTAATTGACGCTCATCACCATACGCATTAATCATCTCCACTAATCCGCATGTAATTAAATCGTGCCATACTTCACTATTGACCATGCTGCTCTCATCCACATAGATTACTTTATGTTTAATCGTTTCTTTTATGATGCGATCAAAATAATATTCTATTTCTTCATGGTAAACTGGCTCGCCCAGAGCATCCACATAAAACTTATGTGTGTCTGGGTCTATACTACGCACTCGTTTAACTGATTTAATATCATCAGTCTGTATCCAACTGTACAATGTGCTGTGTAGTGTTTTAGCAAGTGCAGGTAATCCAGCAGCAATTAAACGGCTATTCAAAACCATTGCTGCTTTATTAGTGGGAGTTATTAAAACAAAGCTCTGTTCTGTATCCGGTCTTAACGGATTATATATTGCTTTGATATCTTCTATCAGGGTAAAAGTCTTACCGTGGCCCGCGGGGCCATTTATCTTTTTAAACATGTTATTCCTTTATGCAGCATCGTGCCGCTTAGACTATTATATATACTTTTCCATCAGTTGTCTACGTGTGTCTCTCCAATTGTTTCCCGCTCCTGGTGGCGTGCCATTATAGGCTCTAATAAAACTATCTCTATTTTCCTTACGAATCTTATCCCCAGTCCAACCAGTCCAGGCATTTCTTCTCAGTATGGCCTGTGATAGACTACTATCCGGTGCCATTATTCTCTGGCAGATTGTGTCGTATTCTTCATAAGTCAAACCAATACTCTTACAGATAGATACCAGAGTTAGCACACCATATTGACTAGCCTCACTGTGGTAATGTAAGCCACTACAGGTTAGTAGGCTTTTAACAATACTTCGCTTATAATCATTATGTTGTTGTGCTGTGAATTCTACAAGATTGATTTTAGGTTCTGTGACAGGTTCTGGTTCTCGCCTTTCAAAAACATAAGGATCAATCATTATGCCTTTATTGTGATAGGCAACAGGATCGTTCTTACCACTGTGGAAATAAAAACTTTGGCTTACGCTAAAACTTGCATTGTCCACTCCGGGAAAATACTCTTTAATACTTGCTTGATAAAGTGGAATATCACCAGCCAATAAAGGCTTGCTAAAAGGAATAATTACACGGAATCTATGATTGTCTGCTGTGTGTCTAAATGTAGTATAAAGAACATATTCTACATCCTTTAGTTGCTCCATAACCTGCTCCATAGTCATGGACTTATCCACATCAAGAACAATTCCGTTTAGTGCAAGCACATTAGCTTTAGACCTACGTACAGTGTCTGTTAGTTCTCTGTAACTTTCCAGTCTCATACCATCTTTGTAATCATATGCACGAGCCAGTTCATGTGTAGGATCCGCCAGAGTTTTAAACTCTGCAAAGTTGAACATAGGAGTTTTTTCTTTTTCGTCCACATCGTGATGTTCACACAACAACTCTGCCAGTTCGGTCCAGGGTAAATCTATGCTTAAATCAACATAGGCTTTACTGACACTTTTAAATGTCGTAAGAATCATCGGTCCTCCCTCATTAACCTTTCTGTTTCTTCCTGGATGCGTTTTAATCTCACTGGATCATTTAACATCTTTAGATATTTCTTAGCACGGGCTTCTGCAGCCTGTCGTAATTCAGCAGTTTCAGCACTACTAGCAGCGCCAAGTTCAGTTAGATATTGTTCAAACTGCCTACTGCGGTCAGTGCCCTGATAGTCGGCACTTTGTTCTGGCTCACGCTGATAACTGATGTTTCGCACACGCTCCACAGTTCTATACTGCCGTATTTCTGCTGCTGTGTTTATATCTTTTCTGTCTAGGATCTCGCCCAGGAAGTCTCCTGCTTTCATATTGGTAAGCGGTAAGCCCGCTATGAATGATATCCCTTTACTCTGGTTATCACGGGCAAACTTCAACACCCATTCATATTCTGAATCTTCATCATTGGCTATTTCACCTACAATCACAAACTGCCAGTCCACACCAACCGCTTCAAGCTGTCTGCACCACTGATACTTGTATTCTGTATTGGCAGCGTCTTTAGCACTGGATTTATGCTCAGTTTCTCTGCGCTTGGGATTATTTGTATGGCCCACGTAGAATACTACTGGATCTGGCGCAGCATCAAACACCAGAGTGTATAGATAATGTTTTTCTGTCATAGTGATTCTGCCTTCATAATACTTCTAACTGCATTACGTGTGCTGCCTGGAATACTATCTATATGATAGCACTGGGCTGTGTATCCAGCATTCACACACATAAACTGATAGTGATTGGCATCTGCCTCCAGATCAAACCATTTGCTTACACTATACACAGGTCGCTGATAATCTGGATTGCCATAGTTTCTGGCCTGCTCCAAGACATCACCGATCTTCTGCTCTACTTTTACTAGCCATTCTAAATTGTCTTGCATTGCTGCTCCTTGTTGTTCTATCTTATTTATTATAATACATCTGTTTCAGTATGTCAAATACTGTGATTTTACCCAAAAAGATATGGTACTATACTTTAGTTTAGCCATAAAAAAGCACCCCAGACCTATACCAATCTGGGGTGCCGAACTTCAAGGATACGTGCTGCCTACTCAATGGCTAAAAAGATTTAACAGCACACATCTATTTATCTAAATTATCATAAAAAAGACCCAGGGTGTTAGGTCACTCTGGGTCCGGGTCTTCAAGTAGTAAAAAGCACTCTGTGCTATGGATATTTAATCCAGGTCTTCAAAGATTTCAGGTAGTTCTACAGGTGCTGGGCGACTAACACCAGCATATCGAAATATATAATCTGCTTTAGCACCACGCTGTATTAGTCCATCATAGTAGCCCATATCGAAAAATCGTTCGTCATCTGTTCTGGGTGCGTTCTTACCCCAACTTTTATTCAGTGCGTAATCAATATTACTGATGCGTTTACGCTGTGGCACTGGCTTGTGATAGACCCAACTGGCCCAGACTTTATTAATGGTAAAATAATCTACAAATATCGGTTGCTGTGCTACAGGAATAATATATAGACTCATCCAACCACCACCTGCTCTGTCACGATACCAGCACTGATGTTCTATATCAGGTAGTTCATGTGGCTTCTGATGCCAGACTGCGTGTGTATAGTTGTCTGGTTCTGGTGTATGCCAGAGTGTATATCCTGGATAATTGTTTATCTGGGCTTTATCCCAGTTGATATGGCGGCTCACTGCTACTCTGGGATCTGGTAGAGCAAATGTTCTTGTGTAGCCCGGCAAATATTGCCAGTCTGATTTCTTCTTACGTTCTGTCATCTGCTATTTAACGAGCAGACTCTTAACTACGCACCAGTATATACCCCAATAAACTAATTAAGGCAACGATGATGGTGGCTGCACTTGCCAATATTTGGGTTTGCTTACTTGTGTTTCGCTGTTCCAAAAGCAGTTTAATTTCACTGAAACCCTGCTGATTGGATGCCTTAAGCGCAGACATATCAGCCTCGATCTTAGATAATCTTGATTCGACTCCATTTAATCTTGACTCCAACTGTTTATATCTTAGGTCACACAAACTGACATGAGTTGCTAAATCTGTTTCTTCCTGGCTCATAATTACCTCTTTGGTGGCTTCTTGCCTTTGTTAGTCTTAGTACGCATTCCGCGTTCTGGTAAGTCTCGTCTTTGCATATTTAATCCTTTGTTAATCCAGCTTACTTTATACTGGGACTATTACCTAAGTCAGTTCAATTGCAGGGACGCCTTATACCGTAGCATCAAACAGCCCTAAGGTGGGTTTTATGCTCCTATTGGTGACACTGTTATAGTAGCACTGGGCATGGCAGGCATAGCGAATGGGCTGACCTGTGCTGCTTCATATTCCAGACTGATACCACTGATGTTGTCAACTGCAAAGCGAACTTCCAGATATTCATTGGCAGCAATGCCAGTTACGCACCAGGCTTTGCTAATTAACTGATGTGTGTCAGCCGATGTTGCTGGACGCAGAGTTACTTTGATTCTGGTTTCATCTAAATCAACTCCGCCTTTGGCTAACCAGATCCAGGCAGTGCGTTCAGCGTTGTCAGTATTCTTTGCCTGCATCTCCATAAACACATCATAACTGGCTGCTGTGTCAATGTTAATACGAGTAGGATTACCACTGTTAACTGTTACGCCAGAATTGCCCACATGAGGTGTAGCATTGTTATACCAGTCAAATTCATAAACAGTATTAGCTGCCACTGCGGTTACATCAGCAATCTTATGGAAGCAACCAAATGTTCTACGATAGTCAATCTTACCGCCTTTTAGTGCTGCAAGGCTACTGTCCTGAAACACAATTGTGTCAGCACGGAGTGTAGCCTGAGCACTACTGGCTTCAATTGCGTCTAAGCCACTGTTAGTTCCCAGTTTGTTAACACTTAAACTTATACGAGTACCAGTTGCTGTGTCTGTGAAGTTTTCAGCAGCACGAACCTGCATGCTACCCGCTGCGTTTACGCTCAGTGGTGTAGTACTGCTACCATAGTTACCCAGGAAAGTAAAGCGACCCAGAATATCATTAGTCTGTGTGGGACTGTAGTTAGTGCCATTAAAACGATTAGTTTTGGTTTCGTAATTAGCAGCATTGCTGCCATCCAGTGTCAGTGCTGTGACACTGAGTTCAGTAGTTTTATCATAACCAGTTGCACCGTTTAGGATACCGGCCTTCATGCTGATCTCACCACCATAGTTAGCATTGCCCGGAGTAACTTGTCTTACTCTGGTGGTGCTGATTGTTCCACTTTGACTGTCTATGGTAATTCTATCGCTGAGTGTGTTAGTGCCAATCTCACCTGTTTGTACGGCGAATCTACTACCACGCACACTGCCTGTAAAGTTCTCTGCTGCGGTCCATGCCAGTGTGCCGGTTTGACTTCCAGAACCGGTGCTGTTGGTGCCGGTCTGTCCAAATACACGAACCTCAGCCAGAGTGTCATTATTCTGCACCGCATCTCTGCGACCACTCCAGCCACTCTGTCTATGACTGAAGAAGTTCAGTCTGTTAGTACCAGAGATGTTATTGTTGTCAGGAGCGGTATCCTGACTGGGCACACCCTGAATATTAAATTCCGGATGGAAGAATGTGTGACTCTGTTTTCCATGTCCCAGATAACTTGTGCCAGTTGCTCCATCATACTGAGTAGTCATACTAGTACTGTTCCACAATATGTTCTGTGTGGGTGGAGCACCTGCAACCAGAGCCCAGGTATTAAACAATATGTTCTGTCTACTTGATGCTGTTGCTCGTAAGTTCTGTGGTTGAGTTCTAACGATTAAATTAGCACCAGCGTTGGTAGTATAAGTGCCATCATTAGTATATGCTCCAGCAGCGAGACCAACCAATTGAGCGCTGGCTGCTGCGACATCTGTACTTAGACCACGAACACCATCGTATCCACTCATGTTGATGACACCAATAGTGTCGTTATTGCCTGTTGCTGTGGGTGCCAGTGCTGTGCCGCGTGTGCTTTCCAAGCCTAATATAGGACTACCTGCTGTGGTGCTGGTGCCGCCACTACGATTTTGTCCGTGATCCACCACCACTAAGGCACCACCATTACCAGCAGTATAGTTTTCAACTAACACACCCAGAGTAGGCACCGCTCCACTGGCTGCGCCAGTTGCGTTTAATGTGCCATAAGTTAGTATTTCACCATTGGCTAACAGTGGAGCACCAGAAGTAGCAACACTCTTGACTGATTCAAATTGTGTGGCATCTACTATATCAAACTGGACATCATCAGTAGTTGCTACTGGTTGTCCTATTGCGACGACACCATCTGTGATTGTAACACCGGTACCACCACTAAAATGAGCACGTACTTCACTAGCACTAGGTCCAGTGTATGTAATAACACCTGTACTATTGTCATAACTGAGACTGCCGTCGCCACCAGTGTCAGTTACTGATATTGCCAGTCTGGCTCTGCTGTCCAGATAGTATTTGTTGTCACCTTCAGCAAGTTCAGTAGTATTGATGGGCAACACTGTGGCTGTGCCGGCACGAACTTGTTCCCACTTGTCAGTGGCTTCGTTCCAGCGCAATTCGCTATCAGTCAGATCACCACGATCCACGATGATGCCAGCATTTTGAGTGGGTATGCCAGTTTGTCCATAAGCAATTGTTATGGTTTTATCAGTGATGTTTAGGTCAGTAGTGTTAACATAGGTAGTCGTACCATTCACAGTGAGGTTGCCGTTAAACACACCATCATTGAATGTTACATTACTTGTAGTTGCTACTGGTTGTCCTATTGCGACGACACCGTCTGTGATGGTGACACCGGTGCCACCACTGAAGTGGGCTCGCACTTCTGCTGCTGTGGGACCAGTATAGGTAATAACTCCAGAACTATTATCGTAAGACAGACTACCGTCACCGCCTGTGTCAGATACCTGGATGGCTTGCCTTGCGAGAGCATTAGTAAAATATTTGTTAGTAGCGCCTTCATTCAAATTGTCCGTAGTTTTAGTTGCTAATCTAGTATCAAAGTCACTGTTAGCACGGGCTGTTGTGTAATATAGATTAGTCCCGCCCTCAGCAATATCATCTGTATCCAGAACAACTGTATTAGTTTGTCCATTTACTGAATCTACAGGAAAGTCTATGCCTGCGATGCCCAGTGCTACACGAGCATCTGCTCTGGCATCTGTATAGTAAAGGTTTGTTCCACCTTCTGTAATATCATCTGTATCCAGAACAACTGTATTAGTTTGTCCATTTACTGAATCTACAGGATAATCAATACCTGCGATGCCCAGTGCTACTCTGGCGTCTGCTCTGGCATCTGTATAATATAAATTAGTGCCTTCTGCTAAGTTTGTAGTTGTTTTTGTTGCCAGTCTGGCATCCCAGCGAGCATCTGTATAAAACAGGTTTGTGCTGCCTTCTATAAGTTGATCTGTATTAGTTACACCAACTTCAGTGATTACAATTTCTTCTGTGGGTGCTGTTACTGTGATCTCGCCTGTTTGTGTGACTTCAATAACAGTTTGAGTTGTTGTTACGGTAATTTCTGCCATATATGCTCCTTATGCTATTGTTAGTGCTGTAAAACCTGCTGATAAAATAGGATTACCAATAGTGACATCTGGTTCATAGCATTGTATAAATGCCCAGCGATGGCTGTTAGTTTGTGTAGGTGTTTCTGCTGTAGTCCAGGTAACACCCACTATGGTGATAGGAACATTCTTACGAGCATCAGGAATAATAGCTCCAGTGTATAATCCACCTGGGATAGTGATATTGACTAAGCCTGTCGCAGCATTAACCACATTAATTGTAGTTGTGTCCACTGCCAGTTCTTCTTTGGCGAAGTAGCCGATAACTAAGCTACTTGAAAAGTTTGGCACGCCATTGCGGTCGTAAGTAACTGGATTCACCACCAGTGTTTGTGCGTCCAGACCCCAGGTCCAGCCTGTGATATTCTGGTTAAAATTATACTGGTAAGTACGTTTTGTTGATGGGAAGATTTGCTCTACCTGAATGTTATCTGGGCCACCCAAATAATCACTGAATGATAATACACCTGACATATTGTTCTCCTGAGGGAATAAAAGTATGGCTGCTGCGGCAACCATACCGTTATTTATGCTGTTATATTATGGCTTATTAACTTAAGGTAGCATCGTATGAACCTATAACATACCATTTACCACCCTGGTATGTCATATTGGCAGTTGATCCTATAGAATTTAATACCAATGTTCCACTTCCACTGCTTTTCCAACCCGCGTTAGTCACAGTAAAGGTATTCACAGCCGTAGTGGTATTCATCATTATAAATGTCTGTTCTTCTACGCCCACGGCTAAGGTAAACGCTGTAGATGTTGTATTAACAAATCTTACCACTGGTGCTAACTTAGGATCGATAACAGATCCACTTGACAAAGCCGCAGTATGATCTATATTGTTTAGCCTAAATTTATTTTCAATGCGAAGTGCTCTTATTAACGCAGGGTTTGTGCCGTCGCCTCCCACATCTAATGCGTCTGTGATTACACTCCCCACATCTAAGGTTGTAGTGCCTAAATTTAAAGTGCCTGCGGTTAGTACCCCCACCACATTGAGGTTTTCAGTAACTTCCGCTCGCCCATTTATAACTGTTCTGTTTATTAGTGGAGATGGTTCATCAAAAGTAATTCTTAATTCCCCATCGCTGGCTCTAATAACATTACCATTCAATCTTAAATCACCAGTTACTGTAGCATTAGCATCAAGCAATACAGTCGCAGGTTGACTTGGAGGATTAAACTGTATTCTGGTGACATTAGCACTGTCTTTTATCTGGTTGCCGTTGATTCGTAGATTTTCAGTAATTATTAAATTCTTACCAATAACTAGATCGTCAAAAGGATTTATTACTCCGGTTACTTTAATGTTGTTGGCAAAGTTTACTATGCCCGCAGCCGATCCCATATTCACTATAGTAGCAGCACCAAAAGCATTTACAGTGGTAGCAGTAGTGTTTAGTAGGTTAAATGTGGTCTGTGTGGTAGTAAGATTTTGGCCTTGTATTTCCACATTGCTACCAAATATCGCATCACCAGTAATCCTACTGGTACCCACAACGTGTAGCGTACGGTCAGGAGCACCGGTGTTTATACCTACTCTATCTGTGTCAGCATTTACGAATAATACATTACCATTCACATTAAGATTATTAGATAACGAAGTATCTCCTATTACAGTTAATTCTACACTGGGAGTCAGTGTTTTTATACCCACTCTATTAGTTGCGCTGTCAACAAACAAAGTATTTGTATCCACTGTTAGGTTATTTGGAATCACAGTGTGACCCAGATTATCCAGCAATATTAATTCATTTACAATCGTGCCATTACCACCAAACCAAGGCACACTGGTAAGCGGAGCAGCGCCGTTATATTGACGCACATAGATCTGTCCGCCATTATTAGTGCCGCCGATATTATCACCAGTGGCGATTTCCAGATAGCCAGCATCATCACCAGTGCTACCCGCACCTATGAACCAGGGATCATCTACGGTGCTATAACCACGAATACCATACTGACTATTAACACCATCCGGTTGTGTAGCAAAAGTTAGAAACGGTTGTTGTCCTGCTGTGGCTACACCATTCAAATTAATATTTCCGCCCTGCACGGTCAAATCGTGGTTTATAGTAGTTACACCAGTCGCAGCACCAATATTAACTGCTGTAGCAGCACCGAAGGCATTTACCGTAGTTGCTACAGTATTGAATAAGTTTTGGGTATCTCTCTCACCAACTAAAGTTGCTGGTTTAATTAGAACCTGACTGGCAGCATCGTTCTTACCTATACGGGTTGTAACGGAATCATTACCGATATTAATATCAGGCACACCAGCATTAAATATATTCGCCTGACTTGCGGTGCTAGTGATATCAGCAGTATTTCCAGGCCCGCCACCGTTCACAGCCAGATCCAGACTAACAGTAGCATTACCAGTTATATTAGTGTTACCATTTACATCCAGAGCGAACTGTGGAGATATTCTATTTACACCCACTCTGTTATTCACGCTATCTACAAATAATACTCCACTGTTAACAGTAAGATTATTAGGTACAACAGTATGACCGTTCTCATCCAGTAGCGTTAATGAATTTACAACCACACCTGCACCGCCAGTTACCCAGGGCACACCACCACTTGCGTATCCATTATACTGTCTAGCATAGATTGGACTGGCTTTATCACTGGGATCGCCTGCGTTGTCACCTGTAGCAAGTTCTAAATATCCACTATCAATGCCCGTGCTACCTGCACCCACAAACCAGGGATCAGTTAGAGCACTTTCACCACGGATACCATACATAGGATTTACACCGTCTGGCTGCTCACTAAATGTTAAGAATGGAGTAGTATTAACAATATCAACACTGCTGAATACAGCAGCCAAAGGATTACTACCACCACCTGGCCCGCCGCCACCGCCCACTGGGTTAGGAGTGTATCTAAAGTTACCATCGTTGTTTACTATACCTGGCTGGCTAAATTTACCATATAGATTTTTAACACCCATACGTGCTTTAATAAACCAGCGACGATATGTCTGACTGTTAGCAGGTAAATCACTAATTACTATACTAATAGTTTCTCCATTAGTAAAAGTAGGAGTATTACCTGCGGGTGTCTGCCTTCTTAAATATTTAAAATCAGCATCAATTGGCAGGTCATACAGAGTGTCTGTTCCACTTGTAGTAATGCTGCTGCTAACAATATAAGTGCCCAATCCGCCTTCAACATTATAAGTTCCTGTGGCCTGAGCAGTAAAGAACTCATCCATAGTAACCTGATTACCTGGTCCAATAACCAAAATATGGCTACCAGCAGCACTTAAACCAGTGCCTATTAAGTTATTACCAACCAATAAGCCAGTGACATCATTTAGTGTTACAGTATTAGTGCCTACAGCTCCGCCTGACACAAATGTCTTACTGGCAGGAGTATTTGTTATTTGGCTTTCCACAATAGTACCACCCAGGTCAAAATAGTCACCTGAGTTAATAACACCATAAGGAGTTGCAGGGGCAAAGCCAGTAACAGTCATCAGCCCTTTACCAACTGGTGCTCCATTGCTGCCAGTGCCTGGTACAATACTGCCTGTAATGTCTATAGGATCCCAGCCTTCTGTGATAAACAATTCCATTTCATCATAGGGTCCGCCTGTGGTAGGGATCTGAACCTGCATCTGGAAGAAGGGAACTGGCACATCAGCATCTACCTCAGTGATAACAACTACTGGGGGTTCTGGTAAGTTTGGACTTGCTCCAAACACGCCAATACCAATATTAGCACTGGTTGTAAATTCTGTTATAGGTTCTACACTATATACATCTGCGTTATATTCCAGTGCTTGGATATTAGCAACCAAACCGCCTTCATCTGTTTCAATCTCTTTGACACGCATTACACGGAAGTATTTTGGCGCCCAGTCATAAAGTTCAGTGCTAACACCGATAACATCACCTGCTTGTGCCTGTATACCATAGTCATTACTGGTAAATTCAATCACCAGATCGTCTCTACTCTGTCGCAGTTCAATTTGCCCCAGGAGTTCTGCCTGTACAGAGTTATTAACGAAATCTAAACTTAGTCTCAGTTGGTTATCTGGTTCATTTGGATTACGCTGAATATCTGGCAGACTTAATCTAGCATAGGCTTTCTGGTCTTTGTTATACTTGTCAAAGAACTCTGCTTCAAAGCTATTATATAAATCTTCCAGACGAGTGCTACTGATACTGATACCTGTGATAATATTATCATCACTGAATTGTAATGCCGAACTTAGTTCCGGTGCCGTTGCTGCTCTCTTGGGAATAGGTTGCCATAAACCTGTGTTAACATTATAACTTAGCCAGGCACCACCGTTTTGGCAGATGATATCTATGTTTTCTTTTACGCTGCGGTTAGTATCAATAACACCATTCATAGTGTATCGCTTCTGTGTGCTGCTGCCACCTCCCACAGGAGTATAAGTTATTAGTTCATCGCTATACGCACGCCATTTAGCCAGAGCACTTGTCGTTGGAGTCTGGTCAATATAACTGGGATTAATGTCCGCACCATAACGGCTGCTGGTCATATAATCAAACCAGACATCTGCTGGATTGTTGATACTGTTATCTAACTGGAATGTCACGTTAGGTAGAGCAGTAAAGCCCTTTTCACCGTTGTAGGTTATTTTAACAATGGCGAATACAAGACCCTTCATCTGATATGCTGTGGTCCAACTATTATCGTCAGCACCCCAGAAGTCGTACGCTGCTTGTGTGTTGCCACTGCTCTGTGCTGGATAAATTTGGCTCGCTGCTGCACTGCTGCCAGCATACACACGCAGTTCTACAAGACTTTTACCATCCACAATGAAGTTTGTATCAATAAAGTCTTCACCTGGACCATCAACTTTTTTGCGACCGTCTTTTACTTTATGTGCGTTAGCACCATTGTCCACTGCTTCCAGACGCAGGTCGTTCCAATAAACGTTATTAAGATTGTACACTGCTGCGGCGTTATTACAGGTTTCACTTAGTACAATACAATAATACATTGTTTTGTTTTCATTAACTAAGCGAGCATCTGTGATAATACCATTTACATAAGCATTACCATAAACTACGGGTATCTTATTGTTAGTTGCAGGTGGAATTTGTATTCGCCCACCCTGACTGCCACCACCAGCAGAACTGTTATTGCCTTTATTTGGATTACCGTTAATAACCCTACTGGTTATATATGCTGCTGCTGTAGATACAATAGCACCCACAACAACTGCGGCTGTTCCTACTAATCCAAATATCGTTCCCGCTACATAAGCACCAACTGCTGTAAATACCGCCATATCATTTTTCCTTTATATAAAGTTTCTCTGTTTGCCTGAAACCACGGCGTTCTAAATCATAATCTGCTGTGGTGCTCATACGAGTTGTAAAATATCCACTGATATCACCAGACTCCAACAGTTGATCTCCCTGTTCGCAAAACTTGATAAACATACGACCTGCTGACACCGTGCCACGATATTCAGGACGCACATACCATACTAACTCACGCAGACTATATCTATCTGGCATCCAGACACTGGCTTCTTTCACTGCCACTAATATACCCTGTGCTTCTGTGCCATCAAACAATATCCAGATATAACCCTGGTGTAACACTGAAAATACCAATCTCTTAATATGTTCAGCATCTGGTTCAGCGCAGTGATTACTATAACTTGAGTCCGTTAAGAATTCCAATAACAGATTAGTTACGGTGTTTAAGTCAGATCTGGTTGCTAATCTAATCATTATTTAATCACCAGCACGAATAGATTGATTCTGGCTACCCGCCACAGTACTAGCAGCACGAGCAACATATGGTTTACCAAAGTCAAAACTTGCGTTGAATAATGTTTCAACTCTGTTCATGCTAGGGTCAGTGCTGCTATTAGCCAATTCAGGCCAGACAATCTGATAGTCCTGTTTATTTGTTCTGCGTCCAGTAAATTTGTTTTCCAACACACCCATAATGCTACTGGCAATAATAGTGATTGTATGTGTCACTTCAGGACTTGTGCCTACAACATCCAGGTCTTCCTGTACGCTGAAGTTGCTGATAACACCGGTAAATCTACGATACACCGCACCAGTAATAATTTCCTGTGACTGATAATCAAAGAACGCACGATAGATAGTTATTTCACCACCTTTAATTGGTTCGCCTATAGTAGCAGCAATATAAGTTGGTGGGATAGCACTTAGACTTACTTGTATTTCGTCATTAGCGTTAGTAATGTTATTTTGTATTTCACTCACACTTAGAAAGCCGGCCAGAGCCACATAAGTGTTGCCCTCATGAACCACATTTTTATAACAGTTGCTGATATAATAGGTAAGTCCATTCAGTGTCATTTCAATTAGAACACCGTGCTCAATTTTATTACCTGTGTTAACTTGCGTTATTGCTGTGCTCATAATATTTCCTCAATCAATTCAATATCACTTGTAAGTTCCACAAGTTGTCCAGGTAGATATCTAACCTGCGGCAACTGAGAGACCATTACTGTAAATTGTGCTGCTCTTGCTCCCACCAATGCTCCCAGGTTGCTGCTAACAGTGCCAATATAACCTCTGTTTATGGGAACCATTACGGTTAGTGGAGATGTCGGGCCAGATCCAGTGAAATTTATTGAGCCTGCTGTACAAGCTGTATTGCTCTGAATAGTAATCTGTGTAGCACCATTTATTTCTGCGATATAAGTTACAGTGCCAAATGCTCCAGTGCCACTGGTCCTTGTTAATACTTGTCCTACGCTGAGACCTGCCGTGCTAGTGATACCTGTTATTACGGTTCTTGTTGTAGTAGTTACAAAACTTACATTCAGTCCAGGGAATGTGCTGGTAGACTGAAACTGGGTTGCTGTAAATCCAGCAGGTTGTATTGTGCCGGTAATACCAGAAGCCGGTGTAGGTATAACCACGTCTGCTGTAGCAATATAGGGATAACGATGAAAGCTAGGTCTAATATAATCGCCTTCTTTAACTAAAAACAATCCACTGGTAATTGTAGTACTATTAACATTACTAAGTGCTATCTGTGCTCCACTGGTTTGGCTGCTAATTTCATAACTATCAATAATGTTATTACCGGGACTAGCATCAGCGTTGCCCTGATAGTTTACCATCCAACTGTTGCCCAGAGTAGCCAGTCTAGTTGTAGCATCAATATTGTTTAGATAAAATCCGTGTGGTAGATATCTATCATTAGCAAGCAATGGACCAAACACGCTGCGATATTCTGCTGCTGTCCAGACAGGTTTAGGCGTCACCACAAATCTAAATGGTGTTGCCCAGTTGCGACTGGCAGTGCTAACACGGCCATTACGGCTCACTGTCTGTGCCACTAACTTACTGCGATTAACTTCTACATTAACCGCTGTGTCTATAATTTGTTGTAGACTCATAATATCTCCTTATCTTCTGCTTCTAATGGGCAGACTTCGGCGGCCCTGTTCTGCTACGTTGTGAATAAACTCAGGATCACGTGCTAACAATGTTTTAAAACTCTGTGCGTCAACTGCCGATATATTGTAACTAACTGCTGTATTGATTGTTTGTCCGCCACCAAATGCTCCGTTAGGAACAATAGTACCTGCTGTTTTAGGCACAAATAGTTCTGGACCCTTCTCGCCCACAACACTTACTTTATTCATTGGAGGACTACCACCGTCAGCAAAGAACCCGCCAAATAACTTGCCCAGGAAGCCACCGCCCCCGCCTCCTCCGCCCATAAAACTACTTAATAGTCTCTGTGCTTGGACACGGGCAAAGTCAGCAATCATACTATTAGCAAGATCCTTAAAACTTAACTTACCAGTCTGTACGAACTTAACAAAGGCATTTTCAAAACCCTGTGTAAATGTCTGCATCTGCTGTGCAGCATATTCAGCATCAGTTTTAATGTTATTGCGATACTTTTCACCAGCATCCTTCCATCCTTGACTAAAACTTTTCTGTTCAGTCTTAGTTGCTTCTGCGTTCTCTTCAATTTTAGCGCGGCGAGCATCATACAAGTCATTAATTTCTTGTAGTCGCTGTTTCATACCACCTACACCTTCAAATGGTAAGTTCTGAATTTTTCGTATTGCCTCCAGTTGAGTCTTACGCTGCGTCTCTAAATTAAACAAATCTTTTAGAGTAGCCTGTTCACTACCACGCAGGTTTCTAATGCTCTTTTCCAGTTTCTCACGTTCTCCTGTAAGTTCAACGGCTTCACGCTGCGCACGCACCTGTTCAAATGCTGCTAATACTGCCTGATCCTGCTGTGTTTGGTACTGAGCAATTTCTCTAGCATATTCGGCCTGCTGCTCCATTAGGTCAATAATGTTTTTAATTTCCTGCTGGTTGCGTTTACGACTAGCCAATACCTGTTGGTTTGCCATAAACACTTCAATCTCTTTATTACGCTGTTGCTCTATACCAGCAATTTCACTATTGATTAGTTTTACAGTTTCGCCCTTAGCGCCTTGACGCTGCTCTTCTAATTTAACAATAGACTCATTTGCTTTGCGGTTTATTTCATAGATACCTTCATATAACTGACGTTCTTGTTCAGTCATATTTACAGTAGCCATTTGTAGTTGTAGTTTTTGTGCTGCTGCGTCACTTGATAATTGGTATGCGTTACCAATACCAGTAACAGTTTTTAATTGTTTGTCTAATTCTTTTTGTAGAGACTCTGCTTCTTTACGAGCTTTTTCCAAGTCTTCTTTTGGAGTAGTGCCAAAGCCTCCCTGTTCTCTTTCAGAAGGGCGTGGACGGTACGCACTCATTAAGCCTGCCATACGTTGTTCTTCTTGTTGGCGTGCTAAGAAGGCCTTTTCATCGGCTGTCATTGCTCTGCCACCTAAGCCAAGAGGACCAGCACCGCCTATTGGACTAGTCATTGAAGCAGCAGCACCATCAGTACTAAATTGGCGGCTAGTTCTACCTACAGCGTTTAGTTGGCGTTCTGTTTCTTCTAATTTTCTATTGTACTTGTCTATAACATTGAAAGCGTCTTCTGCTTGTTTTGCTACACTACCAAAGAATGTAACAATACCACGCTCCAATCTAGCACGAATCTTATCAATGGCTTCATTATAACTATCTAAGCGTTTGATATCTTCAGTTGCTACTGGATCTTTTAGAGCCTGTAACTTTGCTAATTCTAATTTATTGACGTTCTTACCCAGAATATCAATGGCTGCTGCGTATTGTGCTGCTGATAATTCGCCTTGATTAAAGCGTTTAGTAACATCAACTAGGATATCTTCTGTGCTGCGGACTTTACCGTTAGCGTCTGTGACAAATACACCCAGATCCTTAAACGCCTGCTGGAACTTAGCGTTGCCAGATGCTGCTTCCTGTACGCTTTGATTTAGTTTGGCTGCTATTGTAGCAAAGTCTTCTGCTTTACCACCTGCTTCAATAACGCTGTTCTTAAAGCTCAGTAATGTACCTGTGGCAATACCAGTGGCACCACTAATATCACTCATATCCCCAGCAATTTGTAAAGCACGACCGCCTAGTGCTGCTAATGCTACGCTGGCCGCGCCTGCTGCTAAACCTAACGGGCCCAGACGACTAATAATACCGTTTAGTGTTCCACTTAATGGTCCGCCTACCTGAGCCAGAGATTCTACATCACCTTTTAGACCTTGTATAGTACCACGAACTTCTTTAACGTCGTTGGCACCCTGCACCTTCATTCTCAGGACGAAATCTTCATATGTTGCCATCTTTATCTACCTTGTTTCTTGATATACTCTTGTATAAATTTAGTTGTTGGGGCACTCATACCATCTGGTGCCTGACGACTAGAGCCCTGATCCAATCTGGTAGCATAAGCGTAGTCTGCCCTAATTTCATCGTTCTGTAAGCGTGTCCTACTGCGAGCATTACCGGTTCTAACAGGAGTAACACTGCGAAAATAATCATAGGCTTCTTTAGCCAGATTATCTGGATCCAGTGCCTTTTCTAATTCATCTAAACGTTTACTTATTGACGCCATTTTGTTTCTCCCGGACTCGTTGTAACATCGCCTGCATCTCCGTCTCGGATAATTTAGGTGGAGTTTTCTTACCTGCTGCCTTATCCTGCTGTTCTTGTTCCCAAGTCATTAAACTGTTAAACACTTGTAAATCATAGGTAGTAGCACCTGCTGCTACTTGGCTAGGCAACATATGATATTGTTTAGCCATCATACCTATGGTTAACATTTTTACATCTTCCCAGTTTCCGGTGCTAATGGCTTGGTCTTTGACTTTCCCAGATTTTCACCTATCTTAACCAGTGCGGCTAAAGTTAAACTGATAGGAAACATTTCTTCTTCTTTAAGAATCTGCTGACCTTCGGCATTAAGGATTAACTTACGCATCAGTGCGTTAAGTTTTTCACCTTCATTGGATTGTTGTAGTTTGTAGAAATCAAAGTATGTGTTAATATCTACATTATCCCACATCCAGAAATCTATTGCTTCACCGAACTCAGCCAGGATCTCTTCTTGATCACAAGTAATTTTAACTAGTTCTGGTTTCTTTGCGAATTTACTAATATCCATAAATCATTTACCTTCATATCTATTTTTTAAGTAATGGACAGTTGCCAACGCAAACCTCATCCTTACTTCTGCTTGTTCCAAGTCCTTCTTGGCACATCTCATTTCGCTTAGTGCTTTTGCAATTTCTGCTTCTATGCTGCGAAATATCTCATCATCCGTTTTGTTGTCATATATCATCAAAACTCCTAATCATATCTATTTATCCATACAGAACCCAAACAAAAAGGACCCTGAGGTCCTTAGTGTTATCTTATTGCTAAGATTAAGCTACTGTGTAGTTACCTGTAACCGTTAGGGTACAAGGTGTAACCCACACTGGAGCATCTGCTGATACAGTAGGAGCCAAGCCAGTGATATAAGCAACACCTGATAGAGTCTTGCCTGCACCACCTGCACTGGTGTCACCCATATACAGAGTGAATTCAATTTGGCGCTTGCTTTTGCTTAGACCAAAGATACCTTCTTTTAATGCGATATCAGTGCCTGTGCCTGTACCGAAGAAAGTTGCTTGTTCTAGAACAATGTTCAAGTCAATACTGTTAGTCGCAGTAGTTGGGATTTGTAGTTTAGACTCTTCGTCAAGTTGAGTCCAGGTGAATACATCCGTAGCATTGTTAATTGTGATGTCCTGCATCGCTGGAACTAACAAGCCGGAAGTGTCACCACTAACGCGAATGCTCAATGTAGTTTCTACATCGGCTACGCCTGGTGCTGGGAATATGAAAGCCATATTTTTTTCCTTATGCTAAATTTGTGAATCTATATTCGCCTTCATAGACGATGCGATCATTGTCTATGATGGTTGTATAGTCAAACTGACGTTGCCAAACGCCAGTGATGGTGGTGATATCTTTAGCACCCCCTAAGATTGTCAATGCTGAATCTAAGTCAGTGTTTCTGTTTTTGGCGTCCATACTGAGATACCATCTTATAGTAGTTATGCGAGCATTAATGCTGCAACTACCTAAGGTAGGTAAGAACTCTGATTGCTCAGTGTTAGGCTCATCCAGATATACTCTACGAGCATTCTTTAGATACAGAGCGTCTGTTCCTTCGCTCCAGGGCAGTTCTTGACTGGTCTTTATGGTGCCAGTTAGTTGAGCCGTTAGATACGCTAATAATTCTGTTCTCATCGTGTGCGAACCCTATTTACTAACGCAGGCATCTTGTCTGCTGTATCAATTGTGCCGTTTTCGCTGAAGTCATACCAGTCGCCTGATTGAATAACTTCTTGGAATAGTACATTATATGAATCCTTATAGTGCTTAATCTTTGCAATTTCAGCACTGTCTGGATTACCAAAATCAGCAATACTAGGATAAACATATTCAAGCAAAGCAAAGTATACGTTTAGGTCCTTAAATTCCTGAGTGCTGGCAATAATATAGTCTGGATTAACAGCAGGGATTAGTCTAGGATCAGTGATCTTAGCCATCTTACGCTGATAGTCAGCCCACCAGGTAGTGTTTCTAATCTGAGTTAGAATACGCTGACTGGCCTGCTCCAAGTAGTCATTTATTTCATCCGCTGTTAAGTCTTCATTTGCCTCAAAAACACGACTATCACGCTGAGTGACATCTTCATAAGTTGCGAAACTTATGAATGTTTTATAACTGTATATAAATTGTTTATTCATTGTGATAGTCCTTAGATTAATTTAGCAATTAGATGCTGCTGTCGAAAGCCAAGTAACGACCGTAGTTGTTTTGCAGGATACCAACACCGTAGTATGCGCTGGCAACGATGTCGTCACCTAGGAAACTAGCACGTCTCTGTGTTTCGATTTGGATGTCACCGATTAGACCTAAGCCCAGGCAATCTCTGTGGAACACAGCACCATTGTAGTCACCAGCAGTGCCAGTGTTAGCAATGTTAGAAGTCTCATAGACTGGGATACCAGCCAACATACCAACGAAGCCCATACGCATTGCTTCGTTAGAAACATCGCTGTATGCGCCAGAAGTGAATGGTGTGTTACCAGCAGTTGTCAGTGCAGCCTTCAAATCATAGGCGATTTCTGGGTGCAATACGCAGACCATGCCTTCTGTAGGAACAGCAGCAGCCTTCAACTTAGCAACAGCCTGGAAAATGCTTGCTGCTGTGATCTGTCCAGTGTTGTCACCGAAACCAGCGTTCAAGTTAGTGAACTGAGCAGTTAAGTCCAGGTCAATCTTACGAGCGATAGCTTCACCGAACAATTTACCTAGGTCAGCAACAACGTTGCTTGCTGCGCTTACGCGAGCCAGGTCTGTCAGCATAGTGCGGATAGCAACTGGGCTAACAACTAACTGTGCTGTGTTTGTAGAAACTGCTGTGTTGCCAACTTCGTCACCTTCAGTAACAGCGGCTGCGCTCTGTGTAGGATAGATTGGAACATTCACGTTCTTACCTTGACCAGCGGCCAAAGAATAGTTCTTTACAAGACCACGCATAATACTGCGTTCTGATGCCACAAACATCGCTTCTTGTATGATCTCTGGTAATAGATCGTTTAGTGTGGTAGTTGTACTTCCGGCCATAATATATTTCCTTTAAAAATTAGGCTAATCCAGCAGATTTTCTATAGTCTGCGTAGATTTTTCTGTCAGCGGGATTCTTCATGTCAAGTTTGCTGATATCAACCTTCTTTGTAGCGTTGCCTGTGACGTTACTGCGAGTATTAGTTGTGGCAGGTGCTGCCGACACAAAATGCG